CGTTTTGCAGGAGTTTCCTAATTTGACAGATGAGAAGGTAATTCATTACGTTCAGAGGGTTGTAATGCCGATGAGGTTACCAGAGTCTAAGATGTTGTTAGTAGGAACACAGAAAAGAGTTGGAGATATTACTGATTGGGTTTCAGAAAGCAAGGAGTGGAATGTAGTAAGGCATCCTGCTTTGTTAGAGGATGGAAGTCCGCGTTGGCCAGAGTATTGGAATCAGGAGCGGTTGGACAAAGAGAAGGAGACAATGGGAAGTCGGGCTTTTGAGTCTGAGTATATGTTAAATCCATTGGACCCAGAGAGTGCAGTTATTCCTTATGAGGTGCTTCAGAGATGTTTGGATGAAAATCTTGATATGGGGTTGCCAGAGTATGATGACGATACAGTCGTCGTAATGGGCGTTGACTTGGCTGTGGGTATGAACAGTCAGAATGATGAGACAAGCTACGTTCTTGTGGCTTACAATAAGCGTACGGAGCATCGTAGGATATTGTATAGTTGGACAGGCAAGGTAATGGCAAAAGGAAGTGGTTGGTTAGAGACTCAGGTGTTAAGAGTTAGAGAGCTTGCGAAACGTTTTAATCCAGACACGATTATGATAGAATCGAATGGGTATCAGAGGTTGGTTGTACATAGCGCGAGTGACTTGGCGGGCCTTCCTGTCGAAGGTCACAACACGGGAAGAGAAAAGCACTCCCATGACGTGGGCATACCTGGGTTGGCCTTGGAGTTTGAGAAGGAGAGATACTCGATTCCGTGGCAAAAAGAAATAAGGGAGGCAAGTCGGCCAGGTCCTAGAAAGTTGACGGATGGATTGGCAAGATTAGTTTATGGAAAGAATGGTAGGTTAGAGGGTCACACTCCAGATGCGGTGATGGCGTTGTGGATGTGTGAGTTAGCTATCAAAGGTATGAACAAGAAGGGGTTGGCGTTTGTTAGTTGGGATTATATATAGAAAAGGTTATATACCTTGAGTATGTGCATGACATCCAACCAAACTATGAAAAAGAGAACGCGGTTGGAAATTTATGGAATTAGTGATGAGACAAAACACAGTCTTAAAGAAATTGCTAAGGCAGAGAATGTACCGACGGGAGTTTTAGTGGAACCAGTACTTAGAAGGTATGTTCGGGAGTATCATGGGCGATAAGCGAGATAGGTACAGAGTTCCTAAGGGAGTGAAGAAAGAAGCTTTACAGGGCAGAGATTTGAGAGCTATGCATGGTTATGGTGGTGGAAAGGTTACAAAGAGGATTAACAAGAAGTTACGTTATCAGAAGGACATTGGTTACAAGACGGCAGTAAGTATAGACACTTATTACAGAAGGCATGAGAAGGTAGACCCGCCAGCTAAGAATTTTAATAATAAGAAGAATCCAAGTAAGGGTTTGATAATGTGGAAGATGATGGGCGGTGATGCAGGTCACAGATGGAGTAGGCAGTTGCAAAAAAGTTTAGATGTGATTCAGAAAAAGGAAAGGCTTAATAAGATAAATACAACATTGGAGGCGATACAACTTGGCATGGTACGATAGAATTTTAGGGCGAAAGCCAGTGCGGAAGCGTTCCGCGTTAGAGGATTTGATAGAGAGAAACACAGCTAGTGTGTTGAAGGATGCAAGGACTCCAGCGTATGGTACGGCAGGAACTAATCGGGCTTTTAAGGCAGATATACTTCCTCCAGTGGACCAGAATTATCTTGAACAGTTAGCTGACAGGTATTCTCATTTACGAACGGTTATAACAAGGATAGCATCACAATCTGTAGCGAAAGGATGGGAATACCATGCTGTTGGAGATACAGGTGATAAAGAAGAAAGAAAAATGTTAGAGCTTCTTCTTAGAGACCCAAGTGGCGGTAATGCAGACATTACGGCAAGTGAATTTTTTAAAGCAATGATACGACAAGTCGAAGTATTCGATGATTGTTGGGTAAGTATAGTATATGATAGGATTCAGGGCAGTGACGGTAAGATAGTCAAAGAACTTTGGGTAGAGGATGCTAAGCAGATGAGATTTGCAGTTGATGACTATGGTAAGTTTAAGAATGATGAATATTTTGATATAATTACTAGAGAGCCTTTAGCAAAGGGAGAGTTAGGAGAAGGTGGGTTTGAAGCAGAACCTATGGCTTACTTTTATGACATGGGTCAGGATGAAGACAAGATTCCTTTTGCAAGGGATGAGATAATTCATTTCAATAAATACAGTGCGAATGCCAGATTATATGGTCAGTCGCCAATTATAGGTCTTTCTAAGAAAATCGAAACAGCGCTCGCCATTGAGAACTTCCAAAATAAGATTTACAAACTAGAGAGGCCACCTAAGGGTTTCTTGGATATTCCAGGCCATGATGAGGAATCATTGAATCGGTTAGGAGAATACATAGCAGAGGAGACAAGACGTAATCCGAACTTTGTTCCTATTATAAGTAGTAGGGGAGAAGGTACAGGAAGCGGTCAGGCTAAGTTTGTGCCAGTTATGCCTAACATGGATGAGTTGATGGCTTTGCCTTACATGGAGCGCATTAACAACGACATAAACGCATCGTATGGAGTTATGCCAATCGTAACAGGAAGTACAGCAGGTGTAGGTGGATTGAATGCAGAAGGGGAGCAGATATCGCTTTTTGACAGAACTGTATTAGAAACCCAACAATGTTTGGAAATGGGATTCCTTAGACCATTGATGAAGTTGATGGGAATTAAAACTTGGAAGGTCAAGTTTGCAGATATCAATGTAAAGAACGAGCAACAACATTTGGCCAATATGTTACAGAAGGCAAATATAATTACAGTATTAAATAAGTTAGGAATCAAGGCAACATTGGATAAGGATGGAAATTTGAAATTACCAGATGAGCCACAAGTTACGGTTTCAGATGAGAAACCTGAAGTAGGAGCATTAAAACCATGAAGAGTTGCAAGAAGTGTATGGCAGGAGAAAGTAGAGTTAGGATTATGTCTAACGGATTTTGTCAAGAGTGTGAGCATGAGAGAGCTTGGGATAACAAGGGCGAGTACATGAAGCAGTACAACAAGAATCAGAGAATGTTAATGAGAAAGAATGTTGCACAGGAAGTAAATCGTAAGTGGAAAGAAAAGTACGGTGATGCATCTCCTGAAGAAGTAGCGTCTTATCAATAATGGCCATAGAATTTGAAGACAGTGGATGGTTTCCTACAATTAACTTTTTTAAGAAAAGTGAAAATTGGGAAATGATATTAGAAGAAGCTGGCGAGACAATCATGGAAGAAGCAAGAGAGCGTGCAATAGAAATATTGTACAGTGGACCGCCTGATGGTGTAAACCGTGTAACAGGTTCGGTTGGAGAAAGTATTGTAGGGTTTGCAGCTCCAGAGGGCGATAGAGTTTCAATAGGTTTGCAGTCTGACCATGTGGCAGCAAATATGATAGAGTATGGGGGCTTTGTTGAAGATGACAGGCCAGGCGTGTTTAGTAACGTAGGTCCATATGCTCAGGCAGCAGGAATGAGTAAGGAGGCATTTACTGCAGCAATTAAAAATAATCAACCGTTTGCCCAACCGCGTCCTTTTTTACGTACAGCATTGGCTGAAGCTGTGGGCGATTTAAATGCTGAAATAAGTGCTACTGCACGAATGTATGCAGACGATTTATAGGCATTTCCGGAAAGTTATACTTACTTATATACACGGAGTCAATCTTAGGCTGTGGCAGATGCTAAGAATACTAAGTGGCAGGTCTATCGACCAGAGTGGTATAACGAGAGAATCTTAGAGACATATATTTCTTCACCTATCATCGACAAACAGAACGACAAGATAGGAACTGACACAATTAAAGAGTCCATGGATTTCTATATGAAATACGGGGTTTATTCATACAAGCATGAGGAGATGCCAGTAGGGCTACCTCTTGCATATAAGGTTAAAGACGGTAAGGTTAAGATTAGAGTTGGAGTACACAACAAGCTTCCTATGCATGACAGAGTATGGGAAGAGATGAAGATTTACGGTGACAAGGGTGGCTCCTCTATTAGAGGGGAAGCTGAAAAACAAGAGAAGGTCTGCGAAGGAGACGTCTGCCACAACAACATCTCCGAATTGTCTCTTTGGTCCGTATCATGGGTTGGCAACAGGCCAGCTAACCCAGAAGCTACAGTTACGGCAGTAGCGGCAGCAAAAGAACAAGAACCTGTAAAGGTGACAAAGCAAGTAACTCTAGATGAGATAGAAGGAATGGTAGAGAAGATAATAGAACGTAGGGGAAAAAAGTATTGTCTTTTTGCTAAGAAAGATAAGAAGTTATTAGGTTGTCATTCTACGCGCGCAGGCGCAGTAAATCAAGAGCGAGCAATCCAAGCTAGAAGATTTAGTAAAATAAATGAAAGTCTTGATAAGATACTAGAAAAGTATGTTAACAAAAAGAAACCTTGTGAAGCAGGTTATGAGATGATAGGAACTAAATTAATAAGAGGTAAGAAAGTTCCTAACTGCGTTCCTTTAGGAAAAGCTGTAGCTTCTGTAAAAGTTAAAGCACCAAAGGGACATCACTGGATGGCATACAAAGATGGTCCTGTATTAATGTTAGGTGATTACGAAGAACACGTAGGTGCAGTAGAAGAGTTTCCATTTGAAGTAATAGAAGAACATGATGAATCAAGATTGTTAAAAGCAGAGTATCAAGGCAGTAAAGTGAATCTTAACAAGCCTTTTCGGTTAAAAGGTGAGAACAAGAAATTTGGGGTTTACGTAAAAAACGATAAAGGAAATATAGTTCAAGTAAAGTTTGGCGACCCTAAGATGGACATCAAGCGTGATAGCCCTGACAAACGTAGAAACTTTAGAGCAAGACATAACTGTGATAGTCCTGGACCTAAACATAAAGCAAGGTATTGGTCATGTAAAATGTGGAGTACAAGTAGTGTAACTGACATATTAGGAAAGATTGACAAACATATTTGGGACATTGCAGGTTTTAGTAAATGTTCAATTAAGAAGAATCTTTTATTAATTAAGGCTCCAAAAAGGCGACAAGATTACAGGTCAGGTGGTAAAACTCCAGCAGGTAAAAAACCAAGAAGAGACCCTCCAGGTAAAACGCAATGGAATAACTGTCTTCAGAATGCAAGAAGATTAAAAAACTATCAAGGAGGTCCTATGACTGCAAGTCCTAAAAGATTTTGTGGAGCGCTTTGGTATGATTACCAGAAGTTTGGCCACAAGGCTACAGGTTCAGACCGCGCACCTAATCCTCCAAATAAACATCCGCCTGGGTCAGGTGGAAAAGAACCTGGCAATGTAGAAGATATTAGTGGTTACCGATTTAGAACTAGAATGTTTGAAGAAAGTAATTATAATCCTAAAACATTAAATCCTAGAAACATAGATGAGATATTAAGCCGTGGTGGAAAGGGTAAAAAGGGTAAAAAGCGTTAGTTTCCGGAAAGTTATTGTTGCTTATATAGCCTTTTACACATAAACAGACATGACAGAATGCACTTGTGGTGGCAATCACGCTAAATCTGAGGACGAAGAAATCGTCGCAACAGAGGAAGTAGAATTAGCTGCTGGATTAGAAGAGCCAGTTGAACTTGGTAAGGAAGAGGCGCTATACAAAGACATGGAAGCCACACTTGCTAAACTAAAAGAAGTACTCGCATACCTTGAGGATGCTGCAGGCGAAGAGAAAGCAGAAGAAGAGGAAGAAGAGGAACCTGAAGAAGAAGAAGAACCTGAAGAAGAGGAAGAAGAAGAAGAAAAGATGGTCGAAGAAGAGAAATCTACAAAAATCGAAGACTTAGAAAAATCTTTAGCAACCTTGAAGAAACATGGAATTAACGTTTATACAGGCAAGAAAGCAACACCTGCTCCAGCTCCAAAAGCTGAAGAACAAAAGGAAATTGACTTCTTGAATGTATCAAAATCACTAGAGGAAATAGATAGAATGAAATCAAACAAAAACTTAGTAGGAGGTTTCTAGAATGGCTGGAATGAGTTTTGAAGATTACGTCAATGCTTACTATACTGGCGGTTTAGATATCTCAGCAAGATATGGCATAAAGAAAGACGCATTACGTTCAGACGGTGGCGGAACAACTTCTGACGCAGCATACTTTAACACAATGTATGGGGCATCAGTTTTTAATCAGCTAAACACCAAATCTGATGTATTTAAGTTATTTAGAAAAGAAGGTTGGACACAATCAGGATGGAGAGTATTAACTGACCGAACTGTATCTGGCAGCAATACTGGAGTAGCAGAAGGTGGAGCATTTGGAACATCAGATGTGCCAGACCTAGCACTAGTAGAAGCAGACATCAAAGAAATTGTAAGTCCTTACACAGTGACTACAAAAGCAGCTATCTTAGCTGAAGCAGATGATGGAGTTAAAGGATTAGCAGCTTTCCTAAGGGCGCAAGCAGCAGAAGCACATTCTTTCCATATTGATGGAATGTTGACCGCAGATTACGCAGCAGGAGCAGCAAATCTTAATTTTGAAACCTTAACTCGTGTAGCAAGTAATTTTGCTCAAGTAGGTCTTAATAGTTCAGTTGTAGCAGTAGAAGTTGACATTTACAACTTAGATGGAAGAGGAGATGGAGCAACATGGGCTGATGGTTTTGTTTACGCAGGTAATTCTGATGGCACAGGTTCATACGGAACTAATGAAGTATTAAGTTTAGCTGCATTAGATGCAACTATTCAAAATGCAATAGAAAACGGCGCATCATACGACAACTTAATGTTTTTGATGGGTCATCAACAGTTAACTGAATTAAAACAATTAGTTACAGCAGGAAGTTCAAATGCAACATGGAGAATGGCATTAGAAGCTCAAGCACCTAAAGGAACAAACGGAGTCGCTTCAGAACCAGGAATGAACCTAGATGGACGCATGGGATACTATGACAGCATACCAATCTACGCAACACAACATTTGGCTACAGAATTAAATGGTTCATCTGGTGGAACTGGAATGGGTCCAATTCTATTATTAGATATGGAAAACCTTTACATGAAGATTGCAGCACCAACTACCTTCTTAGCACAAGAAGATTTGGCAAACGTGCAAGCATTAAAGAGAAACTATGCTTTCATGACTGCTGGAGAACTAATCTGTACTAAGTTCAATACACAGGGACTAATTAGAGATTTGAAGAGCGCTTAGATTAATTGGAGCTATGATATCATGGTTACGATTAGGTACAAAGGGAATAGGCTTTCTTTTGGTAGGGCTGACGGTGGGCGTAGCATTACGTTCCACCCAAATGCAGTCTACACGTTTGACGAGAATGACAAAAGAAACAAAGAGTTTGTTAAAAAACTACTTACCAAACCAGACCTCTTTGAAGTCCAAACTAAAGTTGGGACTAAGAAGGTCGGCGCAGGGGTTAGAACTGGCAGCAAAGCTCTTGGAACCAAGCAAGAAAAAGTAGACTGTCCAAAAGGTAGTTACAAATGCAAAGGCGTCTGTAAATGCGGAGACCTTAAAAAGCCCAAAGGCTTGAAGAAAGCTAAGAGGGCTGATTAATGGCAAATACAGTAACAAACAAAAGACACAGCAATTCATTAAAAACATCACTAGTAACAAATGGTGCAGTAGTAGCACTTTCAGGAAGTGCCGCTGTTGCTATTAGCGAAATAGATGCAACTGCATACGAAAGAGCAACGTTACAAATTAAACATGGATTAAGTGGAAGTGATACTAACACTATTACTGCAAAAGTATATGGTAGTTTAGTTGATGCAGCAGGAACAGTAGGTGGTGCTAATTGGACACAGATTGGTGATGATATCCTCATTACAAATGCTTCAAGCGCAATGAAGTCTATAGCTACTACGGGTTTACGCAAGTTAGGCGTTACAATGACAGTAGCGGGTGGAGGAACTCCTAATTTCACTGCTGACTTTTGTTTAGTATTCTTACAGGGGACCATTTAGTGAATGGCTTCTCCTATATACTCTGAAATTGTCTTCGTAAGTGAGGTGGCCTAATGGCTACAGTAGTTTGGTATTCTAACCCTACATCAGGGAACGCTATGG